AACCTGAGAAATTCTTTTTCCTCTTTTGCTTCTGTTAAGAAATCTTTAAACTTAGGAACCTGCATTTACTCGCCATCTTTTTCTTCGACTTTCTTACCAATATTATATTTGGCAGCCAAGTTCCACTCTTTCTTTTCTTTGAAAGGTAATACTTTAATTTGACTTAATGGTGCCTTGTTCTCAGCATCTTCGGATTTTACAATATCAATTAAGTTCCAGTCTTGTAACAATATCGCAATTGTGTTTCTTCTTTGAATATCGTTCTCAACTAAGGTTGCCTTTTTACCGTCTAAAGCAAATAACTCTTTGAAATGTACAATATAGTATTTACCTTGTTTGTGTAAAATATGGCAAGATTGATATAGTGTCTTGTCTTTACGACTAGCAACACCAATCCTTGTTAATGTTTCTCTTACTTTTAAAAAGTCGTCTGGTTGTTTAATAGTTACTTCTAACATACTCTCAGGCGACCATGAAATTTCTTCACTCATTTTTTTGTTCTCCCACCTTTTTCAAGTGTTAATTTAATCTCATTAATCTGTTTATCATTTAGTATGCTGAGAGCTTCTTTAGCTTTTTCATTACTGTAACCATAATACTCTTTTACATACTCTAGGTTTTTCAATTTGGCCTGTGATAACCACTTGCCACCAAATCGCTTTTTCTTACGGATACTATTTATGTAAAAGTGGAATTGTAACTTTTTGTCTAAGAAGTGATAACCATTCATCTCGTTAGCCTGAGCAATGGTATCGTAGTGCATAGATAAACACTTATTAATGATATAAGGTGGGTATTTCTTCTCCCATGTTAAATCGTCACTATCAAGTAGTGGCGTCTTTTCAAAGTTGATTGCGTTCAAATAATCTTTTAATTCATACATAATATAACCTCAATGGTGCCCCTTGTCCGACTCGAACAGACCACCTACTGATTACAAATCAGTTGCTCTACCAGATGAGCTAAAGGGGCAAATTTGGAGCGGGTGACAGGATTCGCACCTGCGACCCTTTCGTTGGCAACGAAATGCTCTACTACTGAGCTACACCCGCTTATTGTCATTTAAATTTGCAACTCGCCATAATTTCTGTCAAGCAAGCGACCATATTTATTTCTTGGTCAGCAACAAAGGCTGCCTTGTATTGATAACCTGCAATAATTAATACCGATTGTGGTACTGATTTTGCATCTAAACTTTCATAAAGAGTATCATAGATACCTCTAAACAAAGCCTGTGGTTCTTTATCAATATTTTGAACAACCCATTTTCGCATATCAGTAAACTTCTTTTCTTTTAGAAGTTTGACTAATTCTTTATTATTCGCTTCAGATAAACTATATAGGATTCCACTATCAATCTTACCTCTAACTGAATATCGTTGAAGTTCGTTAATAGTTCTACGGAAGTCTGGATAATATTTCTGAATTAACTCAGCTAAAACCTTTTTATCAAACTCAATGTTTTCATCTGTTAAAACATTAGACATTCTTTCCATAAAAGACTTAGCAGTTTTGACCTTTTGACCATTCTTAATAGTAAAATCAACTACAGTACAACGACTATGTAATGCAGGAATGATTTTGTTTTTGTAATTACAAGTAAATATGAAACGACAATTATTATAAAAGGTTTCAATAAAATTACGCAAAGCAGGTTGAACACTATCAGCGTTCATATAATCTGCTTCGTCTATAATTACAACTTTATGATTGGCGTCTTCGGTTAATGATACAGTAGAGGCAAAGTTTTTAATCTTTGTTCTAAGTGTATCAATTTGTCGGCCTTCGTCTGAACCGTTAATGATAATATAATCACTACCTAATTGTTCACATAATGCTCGTGCAACTGTGGTCTTACCAGTACCGGCTGTACCAGATAATAGTAAATTAGGGATTTCTTTTTGATTTAAAAACTCTTTAAAAGTTTCTTTTATATCCTGTGATAGGATACAATCATCAATTGTTTTTGGTCGGTATTTTTCAACCCACAAATAGTCTGACATAATATAAACTCCACTTTATTCATTATTTAGCTTCTTCTTCATACTTATAAGTGACATCATAGCCACCTTTTCTATCAGTCCACCAATCGTCTTCTCTATCATAATCTAACTCAGAAACAAAGTCCCAAAACTTATCAGATTCTTCATCTGTAGGTTCTTCACCATGTGGTTCTATATCAGAACGAAACTCTTGTTCCTGGTGTGATATGATTTCTTTAAATCTTTGGACTGACCCAAATTCTTCTATGATTGCTTCATCATCCACATCATAGTTGAATTGAGATGCTACTTGATGCCATTCAGTTTTTGAGAATTGCATGATTAAAACTCACTATCTGGCTCTAATGCAATCCAATATTGGACTTTCTTATTACGATTTACAAAATGACTAATCTTTTGATTTGAGATTGCAACATCATAATCATCTGTAATCATCTTAAAGTTTTCTACTTTAAAATAGGCCTTGAATGTTTTATCAGACTCACCAACATCAATTGAATATTCATTTGATGATTTGTTTTTCTTATCGGTAGCCACCATAGAGATAGACTTACCATTACCAATTACTGCAACATCTGGTAAATTTAGAGTTGTAGCTGCTTTCATAAGTTTAGCAAAACTTTCTTTTTTAAATGTGAAAGTTACAAACTTATCTGGCATTGTAATTGATTTTGTAGGTGCAACAATAACTGATTTATCTGCAAAGAAATATTTAATATTCTGTTTAGATTTTTCTTCGTTGATTGTTACATTTGACCCGCCATTAAATTTCAAACTTGGACTGTCGAATAAATCAACAGACCTTAAAAATTCAGGTAAGTCATAGATTGCGAATTCTTGTTCAAAAGTTTCTGAAATATCAGCTTCTGCCAAAATATTCTTCATTGTAGAGATTGTCTGTACTTTGTTTCCAGGCTTCACCAGAATATTCTGGTTAATGTCTGAAAAGTTTTTCAGTACAGCAACTGTGTCACTTGATAGGTTCATAATATATTTTCTCCTTGTTTAAATTGGAGCGGATGGATGGTACTGCCCCACCTTCATTTGATTGGAAATCAAATATAATACTTTTATAAGACATCCGCATTATTCATAATACCATAAGTGAGAAAGAAAGTCAAGCCTCCTTTAAACACTATTTGATTTTACTTTATTACTTTTAGAATTAGTAACTACAAGATTTTTTACACCATCTCCACCTTTATTAGGTCCTCTTTTAGATAAAATGTGGTCTGTATCAACTTTATCTCTCAAACCAATTTTCTTACCTAATTTTGTGTAAGGGTCTATGTAGTTATTTTCTTTTAGTAAAAATTGTTTATACTTTTTATAATTGTCAGTTTGTTCAGAAAAATAGTGTTCTTTATTCCATTTATCCATATTTTCAACTATAAACTGTTCAACAATTTTTAAACTTCTATTTTTAATACCGTTACTATTGATAGTTCTAGTACCAATAACATAAGTTCCTGGTTTAGGTTCATTATCAATAAAATCTTCTGGTGTGGCTTTTTTATCAGTTTTTAAATTATGCCAATTTACAAAGTCTTCTATTAATTGTTTGCCTTTTGTAATATTACTAAAATCTACCTGTACTGGTGACATTTGAAAATAATTGTTTTTATTATTTGTAAGTATGTCCAATAAAAGAATTACACCTCTCAATGATTCTTTATCAAAAGGTTTTACTCCTTCATCTAAGTCAGGATTGTTAATACAAAGCATTTGAGTTGAAATAAAACTTAAATATTTTTTAGCTAACTTATAAGCATTTAATACACTCTTTTTACTTAAACTATCTTTGATTAACTCACTTAATTCAGATTCGGTTCCTAATCCTGATTTACCGTCTTCATAAATGTAATTTACAAATTCAGCAATCATTCTAGCATCACCTTTTTTTTCTGATAGATAATTGCCTGTCATACCCTTTACATTACCTTTATAAGTTTCATTACCAAATAATGCTTGAATATTTGGGTCAACCCATACCATTTTGTTTATATAATAAGTTAATGGTGTAAACTCAATAATATCTCTTTCAAATTGTGACCAAGGTTCAGCATCATTTAAATCTTGTAAACTTTTTACATAACTTATTAAGTCACCTTGAATACCCTCAACAATTAATACTTGTGTATTCCAAAAAGGAGCTCTTTCTTCATCATCCGACCAAGTAATATCTGTAAACACAAAGTTGTTGAGTTTTTCAATTTTGCCATTTTTCATAACTTCAAAAGGTGTAGAATAGGTATTATCTACTAACTTTCCTTCAAAAAAAGGTTTCAAACAAAGGTCAAGTCTATTTTGACCATCTAACAAAACATATAAAGCTCCTTCTTTTTTTAAAGATTGTATTTCCTCTAAGATATCATTATAGATATTTTTTATTTCTTTTTGAGTTTGTAAAGCAATTTGTTCTTCAATATGCTCTTCTAATACTTCTATTTTTACAATGTAAAACGGTTGAATAGTAGAACGGCCAGTAAAAAAACCATGTAGATATGATTTAATTCTCTCGCCTTTATTTTTATTCCACTTCTTTTTTTGCATCAATCGTTGCAACCATTCAGGTAGTACAACAATTTTATTTTGTGAGTATAATTGATAAAGTTTTTGTGCTGTCCATAAATCTGGTTCAGCAATTATGTTTTTTAGTATTTGCATTTTATATCCTATATGTTAAATGACAATTTACATACACTCAATTGCGTATTTCAATTATCAAAAAATTAATTTCATTTTTATATAATATACTAAAAGGCCGTCCTTGTCAATGGTAGGACGGCCTTTCAATTTTACTTCAATATAATTAGTCTTTTTTAGTTACAAAAGCATATAACTCAGCAGCTTGTTTTTGAATTTCAGCTGGTGAATACATCTTAGGCATATACTTTTCAATATACTCCTGAGATTCTTTATTTGT